ACTGCTCATATGCCGTCAATCTCCGTTATGGTGTAACCTATAAGAGTTTGTATGTCGCTTATGTTCGCGCTTGCATTGCTACCTTGCTTTGCGATAGCAGCAATATCAGGCAGTCCGCCACCCTCTATATACTCCAACGCTTCCTCTGTAGCTCCTAATTGCGCAGCAATACCGGTTATGTTTATAGATGGGTCTGAGCCTTGTTTAGCTAACTCGGATGTGTCAATGTCTATATTAGCGATAGCAGTCTTAAGTGCCGCAAGTGTAGCAGTAGAATCTCCACCTTGCAAAGCTGCCTTTGCAGCTTCAATAGCAGCGAGGACGGCATTTTTATTAGCAGTGGCTTTTGTCTCCGTAGCTACGTCGTCTAACTGTTCCGCTTTCTCTTCCCATTCCTGCTTGGCCTCTTCCGCTTCCTGTTCCGCTTCCTCTGCATCGGCAATCTTCTCCCGGTATTCTTCCTTAAGACGCTCCAGTTCCTCATCAGAGATAATGTCACTGACGATATATGCGGCTTCTGCTACGATAGGGCTACCGGGGATGTAGTTCTGAGCATCTGACTGATACGACCACGGCATGATCGTGAAACACTCAAAATACGCTGCACGAATCTCTATGCCATTATAAGTAGCAGTCAACTCTACATTATAAGCCCCACGAGCTAAGTCTGCCGGTATAGCCAACAACACTCCATTCTCATCCTCAGTATGATCCGTAAACACTTGGTTGTTTAACTTAACGACAATATCTTGCAACTCGCTTGCGTCGATATCCGTATCTACCGGTTGAGATGACACAAATGTACGAGTCTTCAGAGTAAGCAGCAATCCGAAGGCGTTACCTTCGGTTACTTTAATTGTATATTGTTTTGTGCAATCTATCATAGCTTTATATAGGGTTTAATCAGGATATCAAAAGTGTAAGGAACAATACTCATGTTCTGAGGGCTTACCGGTGACCTGTGGGTGTAGCTAACATCTACCAGCATCAGAGCCGCCTGAATTAACGGAGCCGGCACCTTAGTGTACTTAGATATTAGTTCATCGTAGGTCATGCCGATATAGTTCAATAGCGTTTCCTCTGCAGCAGAACCGTAGATGTCCAGTATCTCAGCCTCACAATCGTAGTCGATTCGGCTATGCTGCTTGATGTAATCGAGAGTCAAAAATTTCATATTATACTTCCTTTTCTATTATATACAATATATGCCGCTTTTGGGTTACTCCAGCGACATATAAATACTACCATTTCCATGACTCAATGAGTTTTTGCATGTCTTTTGCATCTTCTTCGGTCAGTTTGTGTTCAGATGTACGTTCCTTTTCTTCTTCATCTTCCCATCCGAACTTATACATATCTTCCGGTTTAGCTAATGACGAACTCTTCTTCGGGTCCCGGAACATATTCGCCAGCCACCATTGTAACGCTCTTGTAGTTTCCCACTGTGCACGGTACCGGCGTTGCAATCCTACATTGTACCTGTTCACTTCCCACCATTCCATCCGGTATAGGAAGTATTCCGGCGCGACTCCGCCCTCGCCTACTATGCGCTCATAAAGGTCGAGAGCGGTTATGCGTTTTTTGCTACATCCTCAGATTTCTCTTCTTTGGGAGACTTCTCCGGACGGTAGAACTCAACTATCTCTTCAGATACAGCCTTCAGGAACTCTGCCATCTTATCCACACTGTCAAGATCATTCATGATATTCTCCAACGTGGGGATATCATTACTGTCGTTCTGTGCTAATAACATACAGAATCCCATCTCTACGATAGGCGTTATCTTGTTGTCTTGGAACTGCCCAAGGTCCAGCGCACTTTTACCTGTCATCTTCTCGTAGCTGACAGCTGCGTGCATTGTGCAGGCGAGGTTCAACTCCTTGCCGCAAAGTGTTATTTTTCTTGCCATGTTGCTTTTGAATTAAAACAGGCCACCCACCTCTCGCAACATGGAAAGCGCGAGACGATGAGCAGCCCTTAAGTTATGCACCTACTGTGTATGCTCCGTAACCGTTCAACTGTGCAGAGTAGTCTGCGTTCTGACGGTTCGGACCGTTAAGAGTTAAGGATGTGATTACTACCGAACCACTCACGATGACAGCACCTTTTGTACGGTTGTTGTCTCCGGATACATTCGCAATCTGGAACTTAACCGGTTCGGAGGATTCGTAAATAGCCATCACATCGCTTATTGTCTGACCGTCCACGGAAGACGATATTGTGTCTCCACCTCTCATCAAAGCTGAAGTAGAGATGTCGTATGACAGTCCGACAGGCTCTTGTACTTGCCAGTCTCCGGTAGTATCTTTCGTCGTTGCATCTTCCACGCTCATGCTGACGTGCAGCGAGAGTTGTTTAGCAGCGGCAATAACCTTTGCAGGAGTGGCACTGTTGTCACTTCCTAAGAAGAGACGTACATACTGACCTTTCGTGTAGCTTCCGGTAGCGATAGAAGCAAATGCCGGAGTCTCTGTTACTGCAGCAAGAGGTCCACTACCTGTGAATTGCAATGACTTCGACGAGTTCTCACGATCGTTGAAGTTGAAGGTAATATCGCTCAGGTACGCTGTTCCGGTACGACTGAAAGAAGCCTCTTCCGGAGTCTGGTTATCTGTCGTTGACACCTCATCCCATAACAGCGTGAACGGAGTAAGAGCTTTGATTGCTGTCAGCATAGCACCGGCATCTGCTACGTTAAGCGATTCCACTTGTACCTGCCATGACTTGCTTACTACCGTCGGCTTAGCAGACATGCCTACATCATCCTTCGTGCTTGCATCCTCAGTATTACCGTTCAGAGTGACTGTGCAGTTTGTTGCCATTCCCACACACTTGAACTTGCTTGCTGTGCTATCGTAGGTCAATACGCGAAAGTTTTGTCCTTTAAGTATAGCCATTTTGTTTACTGTTTATTCGTTAATTATATCGAGTCTGAGCGTAAAGAGACCAGACTCCCTGTTCTTACCGATGGCACCGGCACCGTACTTGCATTCAGCAGGAATACCGTCTATCATTTCAGATAACTCTTCTCTGCTCTTCGCTTGCAGCACTACAGTACCATTTGCTAATAGTTCGGCAATATATGCCGGTTGTTTCTCAGCTTTCGGCTGGCTGTTCATCTTCTTGCTCATTGTCTTCTTCTTCATAATCTACATCCATGTCACACTGATAGTGTAAGGTGTCATAGTAACACGGCTTAGTCCAATCCCAGTTGATCCCCTCATTTGTTGCTGCGGTGAGATACGGCATTTCGTTCGCCGTCATGCTATAGACATACTGAGCAATAGCCTTGCGCACATGTTTCCGTAGGAGTTTTACTTCAGCCGGGCTATGTGCAGATATAATCACAGAAGCCTGTGAATGGTCAACATAGCCTTCCCATACACTATCTTTAGTGCCGAGCTCATTTTGGTAAGCGTCGTCAGTAATGATGATATAAGGCAGCGGCGTGTTGTCGTCTTCCGTAGGAGGAACCTCGACGCAAGTCGAATAGATTCTCCTGCCGGTTAACTCCATCAGATAATCTGATGCGGTTATAGCCTCGTAAAATATCTCGTCAAGTTCTTTTGCCATATTACACTATAGTGGACATTTCAGTTGGTGTGAATTGCAACCAGTGCTCAGATGATACTGAGACACCGGTTGCGCTTCTGATTTAGGATTCTGCAGGGAACTCTACCTTGTACAGAGCGAATGCCTGAGTAGGATAGGTGTAACCACCTTCACCGTCACTCTGAGGCTCACCACCGTTGATGTAGATAGATAGGTCGGTCATAGACCATGCAGTGTTGAGCACGAGGCGAGTTACGTTCTTGTCGGCCAGAGTGATCGGGTCGATTACGAAGCGAACTTCACCGTGTTGTTGGAGAGCGAACCACTCAAAGTAACCGATACCGATGTACTTGTCTTCCGTAGGAACGAGTGTTGTACCGCTGAGCTCGGTGTTGATGTAGTGGGTCAGTACATAAGGATAGCCTGCGCACAGACCGTTCTCGATAACGAAGCCACCTGCTGCACCTTCGATCTTCGGAGTTGCTTTCAGTTCAGCCTCTGTAGCGCGGTCCATAATCAGAACTACATTGCCCTCGTAGAAGCCCTTGTCGCTGAAGTCAGCAACTGCTTTCAGGATGCTCTTGTAAGCAGATCCACCGGCGATGTCGATAGTGCCTTTTGGCGACAGTCCGGAGAACGGACCTTTGTTACCCTGCCAAGCAGCTTGCGAATAGATCTTCTTTGCAAGATACTTGCGTTGTGCCAAGGTGAACTTGGTTTGAACGAAAGCCAAGAGGTCGAATGCAGCGTTGTCGATAGCCATGTTGGATACAGGCACTTTCAGACCTACGCGCTTTTGTACCGGAGTGATGTTGGCGAAGTTTACTACTTGGTCGTTCAAAGCAGCTACCTCACCTACCTCCTCCATCTCTACATCGTCCACATTTACCGGCCAGATCTCGTTTCCGGTTACGCCGGTAACGATACGGAGAGTAGAAGGAAGGCCGAGACCTTCGTGGAGCGTCGGGATGAGCTCGTGGATGCTCAGGTTGATAGCACCAGAAGCAGCGATGTTAGCCGATACGTTTCCAGCAGCAGGGTCGAGAAGGATCTCACGCTTGTTGCCCCTGTTAGACAAGAGCTCGCGGAAGCGTGCGTTTTTGTCTTCTTTCTCACGAACCTGTGCCAACTCAGCATCGGTCAGAAGGTTTTTCAACTCGCGGTCATTCTTCTGAGCCTCGCGTGTAAGGGTATTCCACTCGCGCTTCTCATCAGCGGTGAACTCGCGTTTTTCGGCATAAGCCTTGTCATTCAGTTCCGCCATGCGGTCCTGAATCTCACGGTTGCGTACTTGCAACTCTTCTTTAGTTTTTCCCATTTCTTAAAACAGTTTTAAGGGTTAATAAATCACAGATTCTTCATCTGAAGTTGTCTATGTCGATATTGATACTCGCGCTCAAGGCGTGCTTGCTCTTCAGCAGCGGCTTTCTCTTCAGCCTCACGATCATCTTCTTCAACCGGTACGCTCTCTGGGTGCTCCGCTTGGAAGATCTCACGAGCCTTCACACTGGTCTGGCTATATGCCGGATCCATTGCGATGGTAAGAGCCGTTATCTTTTCAAAAGCCGTGTGCCGAATAAGGTATTCTGTTTTCCCGTCTGCTCCTGTTCTTTCGCTGACTTCATAGTCTCTTGGATAGAACTCAAAGGAACATCCGGTGTAAGTGCCGTTCTCGATAAGAGCTTTTGCACGCTTTCCAAGGTCACAGTCAGGGATGTCCGCCTCAAAATGGAGGCCGTCCTCTCTGGCGTCGATACGCAGCGATTGCGGCGTTCTCGCGATTGTGTTGTCTCTGTCATGCAGTAGATTGAGTTTAATATCCTGCTCACGCAAGAACTCTTCGTTCAGACAGGAAGATGCGATCACTTCCACCTCACGATAGTCATTGCATTCGTACAGGATGGTTTCTTTATTAGTTACGATAGCTACACCCTCTATGGTGCCGCCCATGTCTGCACCTTCTTCTCTCAGGCAGACTGCGGAAGGGTTGAAAACCTCGCGCTTTTCAATTTTAATTTCTTCTGCGTTCATATTATTCGTTATTTGCGGTATTGTCATCCGGTGTAGGTTCTGCTGGAGCCGCGCCACCATTCAGTTTCGGCGACCCAAGCTCCGCCAGATTAGTCGATACATAAGGTATGTCACCATTCTTGATTGCCGGCATGTCATACTGATTACGGATCTCGTTTACAGTCCATCCCATGCCGAGGTGCAACTGGTCAACTTTTGCCTGACGTTCCAAGTCCATACGCAATAGAGGCAACTCGCACATATGGAACCTACGATTGCCAAAATCTAACGGCGTAAGGAACTTGGTGTCGAACAGGTCTTCCAACTCACGCGCCAGAGGAGCTATCGTGCGTTGCAGATACTCCATCGTGGCGTTGGTGTAGTCGTTGTAATGAGAATTGGTATCTAACATCAGAAGCGGTCTCGGAGTTGCGTAATATCTTGCGCAATCATCCATTGATATACCAAGCATATCCATCATCTGCATATCCTGTGCGGTCATGCTGATAGGGATAACTTTGTCAAGGCCACGCAAGGCAGTTATATCCTTGACATAAATGCGGTCCTCGATCTCGTCTGCATACTTCTGCATCTGTTCCTTAGAGAACATACCGGCAGCCAGTGTTCCGGCAGCCTGTGTCGGCTTTTCCTCTCCGATGAGCAACTTCATACGGCCACCCTTTGCAGCAGTCTCCAATGCCAATTCCTTCTGAGTCGCAATCTGAGACAGCGTCTGAATAGCATAGAGGTGCGTAGGGATACCCATGTAACCATCGTAGTGGCGATATGTATTGCGCCAGTGGATAACATCCTCAGCAGGAGCCTCAAACTTACTCACAACTCCACGATCCGTGTTCCATGTGAGTGTGTAGGTCCCGGTCATCGGATTATACCCACCACAAAGAGCCAACCATAGGTTCATAGGTGTGCCGTACTCATCACGCTCGATATAAACGAATGCATTTCCGAGCAATTCACGATGGATACTCATCTGCTGGAACAGTTCGCACCCGGTCATAAGCGGATTAGCCTGTTTCTGCATAAGCCAGTTCAGCATGCGGCCATCTCCATACATTGATTGTACGAAATTACCACCTGCTGAATCACGGCGTTGGTATTGCATCTCCATAGATCCGATGGTCTTAGCCTTCAGCTCTACAGCGCGATACACAGCAGAAACGGTCAGCGACTGCTGTGGGTTACTTACCCTAATCTCCTTTGCCTTATACGATCCAGTAGATGTATCTGCCTCTTTGGCGGTCATCTTCTGGTTCGTAGAGGACTTGGTTGCAGCCGCCTCACGATTCTGTGCGCTTCTGAATATGTTGTCAAACAATCCCATACTATATAAGTGTTATTTGTTGTTTTTGGGTTACTTTCGTAGTTTTTTCACGAGAGCAGATGTTGGATAGTTAGCGTTGATATACTTCACCTGTTCAGAGTCATTGTCTTTGTACTTATTGAACACATACCCATCTCCTGCAGCCGGCCTCTTGATAGCTATGCAGCGTCCGGCATGCTCAAGTACCCATCTGTCGATTCCCTTGTTTGCCAAATAGCATGACAAGATGATGTCGTCCATACTGGTCTCAGGAGCTGTAGCGTATATCTTCTTCAACTCGTCATTGGTGAACCACTCACGCTTGAGTAATACTAATCCGGTACCAAGAATATCTACGCGCGTGTCAGACTCTATAGTGATGTTCCAACTTTTCATAGACCGGCCACCGTTATAGTAGTGCCTAAGAGGGAACTGTCGAAGGATGCCTCCGTGCAGAGATACCGCTGCGTTGTGGATATTGCATCCGTGGATAAGACGCAGCAGGTAGTCTGCCGGATAGAGGATGTCATCATCAGCGAAGGCGAAATACCGGGAAGTGCCTCGTGTCAGCATTCCAAGTTTTTCATTACTGCCTTTCTGATTGTTGCATCGGCGCGTGATAATACGCTTTCCGTATGCAGCTGACATCTTCTTAAATTCAGCATCGACCTTCTTGTACTGCTCATCGGAGTAGTTGTTCAATGTAACGAAGAGAGCGGATAGTTCAGGCTGCTTCATGAGCGTCTCAGCAGTCTTAATGACATGCCCATCACGCCACAGAGAGGCCATATGAACATCCACACACCCTTCGTTATCGCGCCAGTTAGCATAGATAGGATGACGCTTGCGCTCTTCCGCATTCATCGCGGACGGATCATCCGTAGTAGCTAACATAGTGCGCTTCACATGCCCCATGCGCTTTCCTGCCGCTTGCAGTCGCGTTGTGATCTGACGACCGACACCGCTACTACGGAGCGGATTGGTAGAAGGCGCAATGGGAAGCATATGCCAATTCAGACATTCAAAGAAGTCTGACTTCATGATACCACAGCAGTCGAAATACCCTGTCTCATAAAATCCTTCTCGTTCCCGGATCGGTTTTCCACCCCAGCGACTAACACCGGCAAGGATCGACCGATTTGTAAGAAACGGAGACAGACAAATAAAACCGGACCTGTTATACGCCTCTATAGCAACCTCCACGAAGTTTTGACACGGTTCTACATCATCAGGCAAGATAATATAGTAGTCATAATGATGCTTCTTGCAATAGTCGAAGATATCATTGTATGTCTGCCAGAATCCTGCCTTACCTCGATGCTCCGGATTGACAACTACTCGCACATTCTGTTTCCCCTTGAAACTTGGCCTATCTTTTGAGCGGTCGTCAAAGATTACGATGTCGCAATTCTCTTCAGCAAGTAAATTGTCCACAAGTTTGCGTAAGCTATCCTTGCGGTTATAAGAGGTTATTACAATCAGCGTCTTCATACGATATTTACTTGTTGATTTGCCATCTCCATGGCGGTTATCTGTATCTGGTTCTGCTGAGGGTCAGGATTGAATGATTGTATCTGATACCACTTGTTCAGATACTTAATAAGACACCAGCGGTCGATTGCAGCGTTGTAGCGCATACGGAACATAACCGTATCATAAGCATCCAATGCTCCTTCATGCAGAGCCTTGACACCACGACTAAAGTCTTCGGCTGCCCAGAAACAACCAAGTATCTCATACTTAGGATGTCCGGACTTACCGAAGGACTCTGTGCCATCTGACGCACGTCGTGCAATCATTATCCTCTTATTTAGCATTCCTGATGTGTACGCCATAAACTATCTTTTTATATAGTCCAAATCTTTGTTTTTGGGTTACTCTACCTCTTTGAACTGTACGATTTGCAACTCCGGCTCCCTATTGTAATCAACTGACTCAAGAATACTGTACGTTCCGGAAGAAAGATTTAACCATAATTTATCTACCTCTCCGGCACCTAAGATTAGATTGTCTAACTCGCTCATTGTGTCGGAGCTAAGATGGTCTTTTATATCACTAAACGGAGCATTGTAAATAACATAAGGGTTATCAGACTGGAGCATTAAAAGAATAGGTTTACTTACAACCAGCGATGCACCACAAATCTTAAAGTGTCTATCGTTATTATAGGTTACTTGAGAATCATTAACCATGAACCCATGGTCAATTCCTTCCGTAAATTCAGCAACCGTCCTTGTGGTGTACTTATACAAAGGTCCATCAGACTCAAACTGTACGGAGAATGTAGTGAGACTACCAATACTGCCTGATTCCTCGCATGACGCTACATACGCATAACCGGCACGCTTTTGATTACTGCCATCTGTAAACGTCAGCATAACTCGTGTTCCGGCAAGCAGGAGGTCCATTAAGTTGTTTGGTTCAGTTGAACTTGCTACCAAGCCGTTAACAGACATCGACCAATCGTATGTAGTTGGAATGGACTTCAGCACACGACGGTCGGTCGGAGCACATACCTGAATAAACTCTTGTGAAACGGATATCGTGCAACTTTTTGCAGCAGCTACACGAGTTCTGTCTATCGACACTATTAAATTCTTACCAAGTATCATAATCTATTCGTTATTTGGTGTTTCATAACAGGTTAATTTACAAGTATCAGCCTTCCAATCGCGTGACTCTGATAATGGAACATATTTGCGATTATCCGGAGATATGCCGTTTAGTTTAAGCATCGGCAATGTGTCTGTTGCCGGATGTTCTGTTATTAGTTCAAGTCTTTGCCTTGCGGATCCATAATAATCTGCTAACCTATCTAATAGGTTAACTTCTGGACGTTGCGTGCTACTTCCTAACGTAAGAAGTTTTACAGGAGTAATACCATCGCTTTCCCATAACATGGTAGCGAGTTTAGAGTTATTTGCGTCAGAAGCTAATTCTACGTCAACGTCGATCTCATCTCTGAAAGCAGTTCCTAAATCTTTAAGATAAACATTTTCGCTTCTATCTGTAATAAGTTCTCCCTTTGGAGGAACATAATCTACATCTAACTTGGTAATAAACACGTCAAACATGCCATTGGTATATGGATCGGCACAAAGTGCGTCTATAAAAGGATACACATATACTTTTATAAAACCTACCATGAACGATGGGATCTCGATAAATATACCTTCATCTTCATCTATACCCATGTCTGAACTCCAGTTGCTTTCTGTCTTTAGGATTTCATCAGTAGCCTTGTGCTCCAGTGGAAAATCTATTGTCCTAAATGAACCATCCCAACTATACTGATTACCGGCAAGGTATGCCCAATATCTGCCAAATTGTATAGCCACCGTTAACTTAGGATAAACAGTAGCTCCGTACACAATAGAAGGCATTGTTCCCGGCGCATTGCTCCATGCGAGAGTGTTTATGTTTATTTTTATATATCCCTTAGTTGCAGCAAAAATAAGCGGTGTTTGCTGACGGAATACATAATTGTCTTCGGTTAGTGTGTACTTATTCCACAATCTGCCTTGTATGGGATTGAAAGACCAGTAAAGATTCTTTGGAACGCCACACACCATCAATCCGCTTTGTAGTTCGCCCTCTTTGTCGCGCCACCAAGACATAAACGAGGTAACATAATGGTCAAGACCTCCAGAACTTGCTTTTGTTTGGTTAACAACGAGTTCGTAATAATACTCCCGGAACTCATCTGTAGTCCAGAATATGGTCTTATCATAGTTTATTCCCGGAAGCGTTGCAATCAGTTGCAAAGATGCAGCACTTAAGTCGGTCGGGAATATCGCTCTTGTGAGATAGTGCTTATGCTCAGCGAGATTATAAAATGTCTCGTTCGTGTTTACATGAACTTCTCCATTAACTGACTGCCTTGATTCAGGATTCTCTACGAGAGAGTTTACCGGACACTCATCAAGAGACATGTTGCATTCGAAATCTTTTAATTTTGCGTTTACCCTTATACGCTTAGCACCTTGCATTATACTACGTTGATGGTCAGTCCCCATCCAACTAAGATCTTCTATATTTACTGTCGTTGTTGAAGCTAATGTCCATATTATACTACCTGTCTCTGTGACAAATGAATCATATACAGATGTAAAAGGACCATATATGTAATTTTGCTTCCCCGGTGCCTCAAGGTAGATGTTTTGTCCAAATTCACGCCAACAACATCCAAAGAACTTTGCAACTTGCTCAAGGATTTCTTTTGTGGATATAGAATGTACGTTAACAGTTATATTATCTCCACTTATAATATCCTCAGTACTAAAATAGACATTATTATAGAAGTACTTGTTGGTTATTGCTGTGCTGTAATAATATGGTATATATAGATTATTAAATAGTTGCATGCCGCTTTTTTCTTCGACAGCTTTCATCGCGTATGCTATATGTCCCATAATTTTTTTGAAAGCCATTGACTCTGTAGGATCAACTTCCACACTATCCATAGCCTCAAGTACAGATATTACACGCAACTGTAATACCTGTGGAATGGATGTGTAATCTTGACTATACGTCTCACAACTAAGGAATCCTTGCCATTCGATAGTGTCATCATCTACATTTCTAAGCCTTACCGGTCTTGATAAATTATTTTCCGGCAATAGATCTTCCAAAGTAATATACTGGTCAGTAGTGCCGGGTAATAGAGTGCAGACTTCGATTGTACCAGTCTGTGTGCGGATAGGAGCGAAGTAATCGTCTGAGCTATCCTCGTCTGTAGTGAACGGATTCGCCCCACCATACAATTCGACCGGATTGAACGTACCTTCATCATATATGTCTATACGATATTGTGTTCCCTTCAGAGATATAAAACGTATGTACCACCTAACTGATTTCATATTTAATGTACTTTTGAGTAGAAGTTACGGCTTCCACCTCTTGACCGGTTTGTATTATTGAGGACAATAAGCAGGTTAGTGCCGCTTACATCCGTAGTGAGTTCAAGATTTTGCAA